CTTGAGCAAAAGGAAAGGGAGAAAGAAAAATGAACATCTATTGCATTTGGGGGTTGTCTGTTTTGCTGGTCTTGTTGACTGGCTGCGAAGATAGATTCAGGTATCCATGCCAAGACCCAAAGAACTGGGAAATTGATCAATGCAAACCTCCAATCTGTAGTGCCACTGGCACTTGTCCTGAAATGTTGATCACCACATCTGAAAAGGAGAAAAAATAATGCCGACCGTTGTAATGAACAAACCAAATCGAATGACCGCTGAAGAGATAGAGATCCGTGTGTGGGCTTTTGTGATTGTCATATTGGTGGCAATTCTTTTCGGTGCAATGTTTGCGTTTCTCTATTCTGTGACTTATGTCACTCAGCCAATGGCTGGCATGGCTCCCATTGACAAGGTGTATACCAGCCAGATCTCTACGATCATGGTATTTATTACGGGTGTGCTAGGTGGTGTGGCTGGCAGATCTGGTGTCAAAGCTGTTGCAAAAGCTGTTGCCAAGGCAGATGCTGAAGCTGACAGCGAACCAAAGATGGAAGCCAAGGAATGAGTCTATTCAATCCATGGGTGCTACTTGGCATCTTGATGGCTGTGATTGGCGCTGGCACAACTGGATACATCAAAGGTGGATCTGATGAGAGCAAGCGCCAGCAACTAGAGATAGCCAGGTTAAACGAGCAGGCAAGGGCGAAGGAACAAGCTCTGGTTTCTGCTGTTCAAACGCAAGCAACTCAATTGGTGAAGGCAAACAACAATGCAAAAACTGTTATTCAAAAGCGCAATGCTGACATTGACTCTGGCACTTTGCGGCTGCGGCTCCCTGTTAAAGCCACCGCCTGCCCCGTACAAGCCCCCGCAGATCCCCCCATTGCCAGCGGAGATAGCATTCAAACAGGAGCCGAACTTGAGCGAGAGACTGCTAAAGCTCTTATCACCATCACAGACGATGGAGACAAAGCAATCAGACAACTCAACGCCTGCATCGATGCCTACAACTCCATCTACCAAACCATGAAAGGAAACTGATGAACGCTGAACAACTTGCCCATGCTTTGAAATTAACGCCTGCAAAGGCAGAGGAGTGGATAGATGCAATCAATCAAACTTTTGATCGTTTCGACATTAACACGCCTGAGAGACAAGCTTGTTTCTTGGGGCAATGCGCTCATGAATCTGCTGGGTTCACTGCGCTCAAAGAAAACCTCAACTACTCAGCAGAAGGATTGACCAAGGTTTGGCCTAAGCGGTTCCCTAGTTTGGACGCTGCCCAGCCATACCACCGCAATCCAGAGAAGATCGCCAACAAGGTCTATGCTGATCGCATGGGCAATGGTGATGAGGATTCTGGTGAAGGGTTCAAGTACCGTGGTCGTGGTCTGATTCAGTTGACTGGCAAAGATAACTACCGTGCGTGTGGTGAAGCTTTAGGTGTTGACCTAGTAGAAGATCCAGATCAGGTATCCAGTCCTCAGTATGCTGCCTTGTCAGCAGGCTGGTTCTGGGATAAGAATAAGTTGAATCAGTTTGCTGATGCCAACGATATGACGACATTGACCAAGCGGATCAATGGTGGAACCCATGGCATTGATGATCGGATTGCTCGTACTCAACACGCCTTGGATTCCTTGATGGCTTAATCTTGGCCTAAAAGCCAAGTGTGGAAATCAACAGGGGGTATGCCGACAGACTGACATCTGCGGCAGTACTCTCTGTATTCTTTGTCAAGCTTCTCCCAATCCGATGGATTCATCGTCCTTCTCCTCAAGCTGTGCGCCCAGTCTCTTTAGGCGCAGTTGGTAATCCCCAAGCAGCTTTGCCTTATGCTCAGGGTTGATCTTGTTGACCTGATCCTCGTTTGCCTCACGCAGTTCCCTAAGTTTGGTCATTTTGGTGCGTGGTGTCAATGCTGATTTCTCTACCTTTTCACGCAGTTCAATGGTTCCATTTGTGTATGCATCTGAGTCAGCATAATGGCGTGGTTCTTTGCCTGGTATGGTTAGCGTGTATGGCAAAGTAGCTGCTGGCGCTGGTGGCTTGATAGCATCCAGCGGGTTGGTTGCTGGCGCTAGTTTGCGACTGCCAGCGTTGCCATCATCGTCTTCTGGTGCTATGCCACAGGCAGACATCAGGCTGTACCTACGGGCATAGGTCAAGGCACTGGCATACCCTTGCGGATCCTGTTTGACAGCAGGAAAGTGGACGATACCGCACTCCAGCATTTCACCAGACTCATGCACAAACACTGTCTCGCACATGATGCCATCGCTACAGTCGTAATTTTTTTGCAGTAAAAAGATGCCGTTCTCATTTAGGGCATCGATCACCGCTTCAACACAAGCAGACAGATCTGCATACCTACTGCGGAAGTGAGGGTTTGTACTAGTCTTCAATGCTGGGCCAAAGGCTCTTTGGGCTTTGACAAGGGCTGATGCAATCTGTTTCATTTGGATTCCTTAATAGTGATCGTTGATTGACGGACTGAGTAGGCTTCTTTCGCTGGCGTGATCTTCTCAGGCGTGGCTTTGTAGTGACGCATAGGCCATTTGAGTGTCCAGTGACCAACCTTGGCGCTGGAATAATCCTTCATAATTACTTTTAGATCCTTCTCCCAGAGATCAATGTCTTCTTGAATACTGGCAATCTTGTTCTTGGCAAGCACAATGTTGGCAACCAAGTCTTCGGCATCAATGTCAAGCTCGACCTCTTCTTCCCTTGCTGTAGGCCAGATGCGGTTGGCATCTTTGCTGTCAACTGCTGGGTAGTACTGGGCTTCACCAGTTTCTTCAAAGGTTGTCAGCCTGCCTTGGAAGTCGATGGCGTAGTTCTCAATCTGTGCCATGGTTTCAGCATGGGGTTTGAACAAAAAGATCCGCAGTTCGACACCTGAATACAGACAGCCAATGGCCGCCCAGTCCAAGCCAGTACACATCATCACGCCTTGGACTTGGATTGGCCCACGGTACAAAGGCAGTACATCCTCTGGGTGTCCACGGGTAAGCTTGGATTCCAGCACTCCATTGCCAGTCAACTCAATGCTGTCTCCATCCACCACATAGATGCCTTTGCTGGGGTCATGGTTGATGACCATGGGCTTGTCAAGCAAAGCAATGGCATCAGCACTGGCGGCAAGCGCAAGGTCAGAATGCTGGAATGCTTTGTCAGGCATCACATAGCGGTCAATACCAAGGCGCTTTGCCATCTCAGCAATGATGGCTGGCTCCAAGGCATTGCCCCAGTCTGCCGCTTCACCAGCTTGGGTTCTGGCATCTTCGCCCAGTATGGACTTAAGGCAGAACATCAGCACATCATTGGGGCTGGAATAGGGACTGACACCAAACAGGCTGGGCAGTTGTGAGCAGGACAGCATTTTGTCCGAGGTTAATTTAGGCATTGTCAAACTCCTTGATCATAAGAACCCGCTGGTTTCGACCTGACTTACCAGGGCGGGTCAGCCCAGTGTCAACGATGTATCCCTTGTCAAGCAAGGCTTTGAACCGAGCGGTCACTGTACTGTAGGGGTAGCTCATTAACTGAGCCAGTACCTCATCTTGAATGCAACCCTGTGGATAACTGGCAATCACCTCATAGACGACTTGTTCCATTTTGGTGGTGTTGACCAGTTTGGCTGCGTCTTGGCTGGTTTGGGGGTCTTTTCTACGGACAAGCTTCTTCCAGATTGTGCCGAACTCCATTGAACTCTCCTTAGTAGGTAGGTTGTTGCTCTGCATGATTGCAAAGTGATAGCATCATACAACACCAATAAACGCTAGGCTTCTAGGTGCTTTCCCTAATTCAATGATTGCATTTTGCAATATACTTGCAAGCATGAAACACACAATCAATCCCAAGATCGAGGTCACTCCGCTGATGGTGAGAGTGCGTCCTAGTAGCAAAGAGATTTTGCGTAATGCGGCATTGGCGCAACGCAGATCGATGGCGGCAATCGTTGACGACTTGATAATTGATCACCTTGGTCGGCAGTATTCCAGCGCCAATACCAGGCTTCAATCATTTTTAAGGACTGGCAATGAGTAACAAATGGCATCCACCTGAAGGCACAAAGATCACCATGCCCAGCATCCGTGTGACCGCTGAAAACTTCAAGTATCAGCGTGGTGCTGATGTCCAAGCAACATGGCGCAAGTATGGTTGGATGCCGCCAAGCTTGCATTTGCCCCCACCTCCGCCTGAAAAGCCTTCAGATCTGCCTTTTATCAAGCCATTGAGGGCTATCAAATGACCAAGCAAGACGCAGTCAAGGTACTGGATGCTGTGCGTGAAGGCGAGGCGATGCCTACCAGTTTGGTTGACCGAGCTTTACAAATTACAGGGGATCTCAATGACTTTCATGGTGAATTTTGTCGTATGTGGAGAGCCTGTGGGGAAAGGCAGGCCGAGATTCGCCAGACAAGGGGGATTCGTAAAGACCTATACACCCAAGAAGACGGCAAATT